AGACACGAAGCTCATTGCTGGAGATTTCTCTAAGTTTGACATTGGAATCTCTGCTGATGCAATGGGAGCTGCTTTCCAGGTTATGGCGAACCTGGCAGAGCGCTGTCTTGATTATAGCAAGGAGGATCTTCGTATGATGTCCATGTTGGCAAATGAAGTGATGAATCCAGTGGTTGCGTACCATGGAGCATTGCTGCAGTTATCTGGTTCTAATCCTTCGGGACAGAACATGACTGTTTATGTCAACAGCCTTGTGAACAGCTTGTATCATCGATGTGTCTACAGACGTATATGTGGAGCATCAAACCAACGATTCAGTGACGTGTACCGCCTGACTACGTATGGTGATGATAGCTTGGGTGCCCCAATGCCCGAGATTCAAGATAAGATGACCTTTAACACCATTAAGGCAGCTTTTGAAGAAGTTGATATCAAGTACACCCCGGCAGACAAATCGGATAACGCACCCGATTTTGTTTCTCTTGAAGAGGTGGACTTCCTCAAGCGCAAACCAGTTTTCAACAAAGAGTTGGAGATGTGGATGGGAGCGCTTGATATTAAGTCCATTGTCAAATCCCTGCATTGCAGTGCCAGTTCTACCCTGCCACCCGATGCGGCAGCTATCGTGAATTTGGACAATTCCATCAGAGAAATGTTCAACCACGGTCGCGAGTCGTATGAGGATTGGAGGAAGAAAGTGGGCCTGATTGCAGATGATCATAACCTGCGTTACGACTTGTCGTTGTTAGGTTATGATTTCGATGCGTACCTTGAGCGTTATAAAGCTCGGTACCTTCGAGACCAACTTTAGTCGGTTATTTAGACAATGCGCGGGGGGTTTTACCAACTCTCCCTCCGTGTAGATGACAATGCCGCAATTTTGAAAAGAAGAGGACTCACGTGCATTTTTGATGCAGCAGCACGTGTTTTAATATATGTATTACCCAAAGTTACGATAATTTACAAATGATAAAGTGGGCTCTGCACGACAACCCACTGGTGAAGAAGCAATACCTCCTTGTTCTCGAGGAAGTAACCCAGCTTCGTATGGAATTACGCCAATTGAAAGGTCGGGCGGACCGCATCGACAAGATGTTTGGCAAACTGGAACTCCTACTGGGGGAGGATAAACCCCTAGACTCTCACTCTGAGCCTGTAGTGGCGACCGAGGGTGAATCGGGTGAACACCAAATCACCACATTCACCGACTTGGACCCAGGTTACGGAGTGAGTATTGCAGGCGCAAAGGACGAAACCTTTGACACAGTTCAAACAGATGATTCTGAGTTGGCTTCATTTCTGATGAGACCTACTCGGATTTTGACCGCGAACTGGGGAACAGGTGCGAGTGGTGCAATCAATACCACTTTTAATCCTTGGAAACTGTTTTTCGAGAATGCGACAATAGCAGATAAAATTCGTTACTACAACAATTTATCTTGTAAGCTTCACGTCAAATTCGTGGTGAATGGCAATTCGTTTCTGTACGGACGTGTGCTGGTATCTTATGAACCATTGCACACTTTAAGTCAGATTCCGTTAGCTAATATTACCTTTACGGACTACATCGCCCGCTCACAAAGACCCATGTTCATGTTGAACCCTACGACCAATGAGGGTGGAACAATGGAACTTCCATTTATGTTCCCACAGAATTACATGAGTATCCCAGGTGCAGAATGGGATGACATGGGCGAAATTACGTTGTCAGACTTAGTGTCATTAGAACACGCTACAGGATTATCTGGTGCAGCCAGTGTAACTGTATATGCGTGGGCTTCTGATGTTGTCTTGACAACGCCCACTGCGTTGGAATCGCAGTCTAAAAATATTTCCTCCGGAAAGAAGAAGAAGAAGAAGAAGAATACAATGACTACGACTAAATCTTCTAAATCAGATGAGTATGGAATGGGAATCATCAGTAAACCAGCTTCAGCTATTGCAGCAGGAGCAGGTTGGCTGGCGAATATCCCTGCCATTGCCCCCTATGCGCGGGCCACTCAGATGGTTGCTTCCGGAATTGGGCAAGCCGCGTCTTTGTTTGGATATTCACGACCTAATGTTATAGAAGGTCCATGTACTACCAAACTTGTGTCTACGTCTCCATTCGCTAATACCGATAGACATGACACAGTGATGAAGGTGTCCTTGGATTCCAAGCAAGAATTAACCATTGATCCACGTGTAACCGGTGCACCCGGTGATGATCATATGGGAATTTATGAGCTTATCCAAAAAGAATCACTACTAACCCAATTTTCTTGGGATCTCCCGACGGCGGGTGGAAATGCAGTGGGTGACCAGCTGTTCGCAGCGAACGTCACTCCTACATTATCTGCTACTGCCAATTCGGGAAATACTGTCTATATGACTCCCATGACCTGGATCTCCCAAATGTTCCAATTTTGGCATGGGCCAATTAAATTTAGGTTTCAAGTAGTGGCCAGTAATTTTCACAAGGGTCGTTTGCTAATCACTTACGATCCCAATCAATTCACCGACACGACAGAAAATCGTGTCTATTCTGAGGTGGTTGATATATCAGAGACAACTGATTTTGAAGTGGAAATTGGATGGGGTAACCCCCGTCCCTGGTTAAACGTCGGGACAGTGGGCCAACCTTTAGGCACACTGTTTGAGGAGTATGTGAATGATGATACAATCTTACCGTTTTCGGATGGTCGTTCAAACGGTCAATTGGCCGTGACTGTTCTTAACGAACTCACAACTCCCGGAGATGAGGCTACAGCGCCAGGCATTACTGTAAATGTCTGGGTTTGCGCTGGAGACTCTATGAGACTTGCCGTACCCATCGGCACGCGAATTCAGGATATGAGCATCTTGCCTCTTGAATCCCAATCGCTTCTCATCTCCCACTCTGATGCAGGTGTGGATGCAAAGACTGACAAGTCGTCCCAGGAAAACAAACCTGGTGAGACTATGACTATGAATGTCAATGCAGAATCCACGAACGATCATTATATGGAAGTATTTTTCGGTGAGCATGTTGTTTCGCTACGCGATCTTTTTCGCCGGTACGTTTATGCTATGCCTTGGGAAATCCTTGGCAGTACTGATGCTTACAACACCACCTATTTATTTACAAAGGTGTTTCCATATTACCGCGGCGCCATGCCTTCCGGCGTTGCAGGTGTTTACAATTATACTGGTACAGATGTCCAATCGTACTCGGTGAATCCGTGTTGCACTATTCCCCTCACCTATTGTGCTCCAGCCTACATGGCATGGAGAGGTGGGATTAGGAAGAAGTTGATCAACAATACAGATACACTGATGAACACCATGGTTCAAGGGGTTACCAGAAAACCCTATTCAGCGGTAGCTCCAGGATGGCGAAATGAGATCTACCAAAACGTGATAGATGTAACACGACGATCAGAAATGGCACGCGAGTCATTTGCTGGGCAGGAATTAACTGTTGTTCGTAATACTGGTATGCTTGAGGTCGAGTTTCCTTACTACCAGCGCAATCGATTTAGTTCGCCGCGCATCTACAAACCCCGTGAAATACAGTCAGATTCTTATGAATATGTGCAAATTAGTTCCAATGCCGGAAGTACCTCAGGGGAAGACAATTTCTTACATGAATACGTCTCCACTGCAGAAGATTTCACACTGATTTATTTCATTAACGTACCAACGATGTATAGGTACGACCTGGTTGAACAATCAGGTCCGTAATTACGGCATCAATGCGAATAGCTCTTATAGGTAGAGTTAGCCCAGGACCCGGGCGATCGGCGCATTTAAAAATACCGAGAATACATTCCCCTTATGAAAGGGGGTCACCTTTTAACCTGTTCCAC